ATGCCAAGCTATGCTTGAGTCCGCACATCCGAGTCCTAAAATTCTCACGCCGTTGCGCAGCTTCTGGACTATGCTCAGCTTCAGATGCGGTCACAGGGCGCTTGATGTTGTGACCTTCCGCGCGCAGTGATGCGCGGCCCTTATCATTCAATCCACCAGCCGGGGATTGGCCTTCTTTGCGCTGCCAAGTGTCAGACATTGCAATCTCCATAGCAAAACGGGGGCCGTTAAGCCCCCGCTCGCTTTTTAATGGACTAGATTGGCCTCAGAGGCCATCCATTTCCATGTCCAGCTTACGGCCCTTGGGGACTTCAGCCTTGGCAGCCGACGAGAACGGGTGCGATTCACACGAACCACCCGACTTGCGCGGCTTGCGGCCCATGTGATGCTCGGCCTTTTCACCATGCATTTCTACATGCTTCTTGCCGACCATGCCGCCACGCTTGCGCTTTTCGCGCCCCATGGTCGATTCGTGCTCAGGACCCATGCCTTCTGCACACTTGCCGCCCGACTTCCGCTTGGCGCGGCCACCGCGCTTACGCTCTTCGGCCTCACGGTCGATTTCGCGCGCGTTGGTACGTGCTTCCGGGTGGTCGTGCAGGTCTTTTTCAGCTTCATTCACACCGCCAGTGTTACGGTGCTTGCGCATGTGGCTTTTCATTTAAGCCTCCTTAGTAGACGATGTTACCGTTGCCGGTGGTGTAGCTGTTGTAAGCCTGTGCGTACTTCACAACCAAGGTTGCAACGCCCGAGCCGGTATTCGTAGAAGTGACAACAATCTGAACGTCGGTCGGCCCGACGTTCAACCAGTTGGAAATCTGCGTAGCGCCGGTTCCGGGAGTCACAGTGACCTTGCCAAGGTTGGTGCCATCAACTGCACCAGCAGTGGTAAGTGCGGTAGCCGAAGCCGTGGTGCCGAAGCCCAAGGTCTTGGCGGTTCCCGTCCACCCAGTCGTCACAAACAGATCAATCGAGGTGATGAAGCTGTTTGCCGGAATCACCAGCGAGGTCGTGTAGACGCCTGCCGAACTTCCGTTAGTCGCCTGATAGATAACCTGCGCCTGAACCATATCGGTCCAACCAAGGTTCTGTTCACCGCTGCTGCCACCGACACCGGCAAGATTGCCGGTGCCATCGCTGTTAAGTACGTTCCCTGCGAACAGGGGACCAGTAAAGGCTGTAGCTGACATATTTAGTCTCCCTTACAGCACTATTACGAGGTCGGGAACGAACCGTAGATCGAGCGCCAGTTGTAGTACCCAAACGAGTACCGCTCATAGCCCTTGACCAGCAGGTTGTCGGTCACAAAGTCCACCTGCATGTCGGTTTCGAACTTCACGCGTTCCATGTACGACAGACCGTCGATGTTGGTCAGCAGGAACCAAGCATACGACGAGGTCAGGAAGTCGTTGACCATGTAACCTTCAGGCAGGCCACCAGCAGTCGACAGGATCGCGTTCACGTCGTTGTCGGCAGTACCCGGACGCAGTTCCGTCTTCGTCAGACGAATTGCAACGGGTTCAAGCTGCGGCGGAACGATCAGCTTACGACCGCGAGCAAACACCTTCAGACCAGCCTGATCCTTGAAGTTCGTGCGGATTGCGATCATCGCATTCAGCAGCGTAGCTTCGTTCAGGTCAACCTGCGTCGAAGGAGTGTTAGCAACCGTACCACCGTCAATCGGGTGCGAAGCCGAGCACAGCGCAACGCCGTCAGCGCCGATAGCGGCGTTGTAGGTGGTGGCGGTGTTCAGAATGTTCGCGCCGTAGATTTCCTTGGTCTGCTGAAACGATTCAATCAGGCCGAGGTTCGACGGGTGGAACTGCGTCTTGTACAGGTTGTCGTCAATGGCCTTACGCGTGATGGCATAGCCCAGCGCAATTTCATTGTGCTCTTGGTTGTAGATGTAGCGTTCACCAGCACCATTGTCGAAGGAGGTCTGGCCGCCTTCAGTCTTAAGCTGGGCAAGACCGAGGTAACGCATTTCAGCGGTACGTTCGAGAGCCAGCTTCGAGTCGTGCTTCGTGAAGATCTTGTCGTACTGAGACGGAATCATCTCGTACTTGCCCTCAATCCCCCGGAGACCGGGGAGGAGAAGGTCTTTAATTGCTGAAAGATTAACAGCCATTGTGCCTTACTCCTTAGACGGCGGTCAGATTCTTGGTTTCGACGTTATTAAACGCCACAACCGCGTAGTTATATGCACCCGACGAAGTGCCGTTGGCACCCGGAGGGTTGGCGGGAAGCGACACAACACGGAACGGAAGCGTCGAAGTGGTCGCAGGAGTCACCGTGATGTCGATGTAAGCGCCCGAGATACCCGTCGAGGTATTGCCGGTGCCGTAAGCGAACTGCACGTTCAGGCCGATCTGAGCAGCAGTCAGACCAGTCGAAGACGAACCGCTAACCTGCGCAAGGAACTGCGCATTCGGATCGTTGACGATGTAGGCTTCCGTAACGCCTTGGTTGGCGCTCGAAACGTCCGAACCCGGCCAATAGTTCGACCAGACGGTGCGCTTCTGCGAAGTCGAGAGGTACTTGCAACCTTGGAAGATGCCAGCAATCGTGGTCGTGCCGGGGCCGGGGCCAGTGGTCACGCCAGCAATTGTGCCGTCCGAAAGACGAAACACTGGGTCGCCGTAGAAGATGTTCGCAGTATTGTAGTCAATTCCGCCAATCAGAGTAACCTGCTCATACGTAGGGGCCGAGCCGGTGCCACTGGACTGACGGAAACCGAAAGGGGCGTTGGTATTCGCCATGTCGGGAATCCTTTTCAGGAAAGTCGTCGTCGCACACCGGGGCGATTAAAGACTTGAAACTGGTTAAATCTCCACACCGAGGGAGATCGACTGTAACCCTGCTACTATTTAGGGCAGATTGTCAACTGCAAAATAAAGGGGCGGTAGTTAGCCGCCCCTTATTGTTACTCTGGAATCGGAATTGATTCGTAAGAACGCTTAACCTTGACCAGCGACTGGTCCTTGTTGGTGCGCTCAAACTGACCGCCTTCTGCCGAATTGAGTTGGGCTTCCTTCTGCCGGACCTGCCGACGGGCCTTGTTCAGTTCGATCAGACGCGCTTCATCACAAATTTCCTTGGGACGCTCCATAAGGATCATGCCCTTGCGCTCGATAACCGGATAGTTGCCTTCCAGAGGCATGTAGGCCGGGTGACGCGCAGTGGGGACGGCTTCCCAGCCTGCACGAGCCAACTGCACCTGATAGGCCGGATCTTCTGCGCCAAGGAACGTCTTACGCTTCCATTCGTATTCCCAGCCTGCCGGGACGTCTTCCTTGTTGATGCGGAATTCATCAACGCCTTCGTCCATCTCGCCAAGGTGGTCACGCAGTTCAGCGGTACGACGAGCAGCGCGGGTGCGCGGATCTTCCTCACGCAGCGACGGGCGCAATTCCGGACGGACAATCGGAGTGGGAATAGGAGCCGGTTCAAAGGCTTCCTCCAAGACGTGCTGCATAGGCTCTTGCGCCGCTGCATTTGCCTTGATTGACTGTTCAACTGCTTTTTTGACCTGCGGGGGACGCCCGCGCTTCGGTGGAATACCCATAATCTAATCTCCTTAACGGTTCATTTTGCCTTCGCGGATCAGCGCGAGTTTCTGTTTGCCATATTCCTGCTCAGTCATGCCCATCATGCTGGCAATCTCACGCTCTGCGCCCGTCAGGGTAACGCGGTTGGGCGACGTACCCGGAACCGTGCTCATGCGTGAAACAGGTGCCGCAGGGGGCGAAGAACGACGCTGAACAGGCGCTTCCGGTTCCGGAGTGCGAATGCGGAGCGTGCTTTCGATAGAGTTGAAATACTCATCACTATCGGGAGCAATGCCATCAGCATCCGCCAGATTGTGCGCCGCAATCATCTTGCGATACAGGTTCTGGTCGGTCGCATACTCGGGGTGGCGACGGACCCAATCTGCCGAACGAGGCGACAACTGCGATGCCAATGCCTCCACAGGGTCTGCCACATAAGGAGCAGGCGCTTCCCGCTTGGGTGCCGTTTCCAGAGCCTGCCTGCCCTGTTCAAGCTGCATCAAGCGTGCAGCATTTGTGGCAATCTCAGTTTGGATGTCTGCGGCAGCAGCAAAATCACCAGTTGCCATGGCGTTCTGGTAGTTGGACTTGAGAATGTCAGTCGTCTGCTTGACCGACTCAATGGCATTGGCAACCAGATGCTTGTTGCTATCCTGCGCCTCGGCCTGATACCGATATGCCTCTTGGGCTGCTTCATTGGCGCGGCGTTCTGCTTCTGCACGGGCCTGACGCTCGCGCTCAAACTTCTCGCGCATTTCCTTGAGCGTATTGTCCACTGGATCAGGCTCAGGAGCCTTTTCCTCTGCCTTCTCAACGACGATTTCGGGTTCTTCAACCTTATGATCGTCATCAAGAATCAGTTCAATCTGTTCTTCATTGCCATCCGACATAAGATTCTCCATTACCAGACCTGATCGGGGTGCTGAATGCGGCCACGGACGTTGGTGTCATCCAGCATGCGGCACAGAACGCCGTTGACAGTGATGCTCCAGCCGTCGGAGGGGCGGAATACCACCCAATCGCCTTCTTCGACCTTGACGCCGTTGAACCAGTTGCCGTTTGGATCATCAAAGGCTTCCGGACCCATCTTCATGACAAGACCTACTTTGCCTTGGATCTTGTCCTCATCACGGTGAGCATCCGGAAGGTAGATGCCAGACTTGGTTTTTTCAGGGCGGATGTAAACCGCGACCAGAATCTTGTTGTTAAAGATTTCAATGTCATCAATGTTACCAATCTCATTAATGATGCCCTGCTTGGGGTCGGTATCGTGTGTCATAACCATATGTGGCATTATAGTCTCCAGTTAGCGTTTCGACATAAAATGGTTCACTTCGTCGCATAGTTCATAGACTGAGCGAAGTGATGTAATTCTTCCAAGTTCGTACTTGTAGTCCTCATAGGACATTACTGCGGCTGGATGCGTGATCTTTTCTGCTATGTTAGCAACTTCAGCATCAATCAGTTTACGCAATTCGACCTCAAAGAGGCTATTGTAGTTCATAATAGGATCCAATCAAATAATTGGGGCGGCACCCCTTCCAATGAGCGCCGCCCTAGTAGTTTACTTCTTACCGTACCAATCAATCTTTTCCAAGCGGCCTTTGCCACCGCCTGCACCGTCTTCCAACTTATATTCAGCGCGCCCACCGCGCTTGCGACCCATCGGCATAGGGCCAGCGGGAGGAGCGCCTGCGCCTGCGGGAACCGGGTAGGGCATCGGCATCGGAGCGCCAGCAGCTGGCCCCTGCGGCGGCATTGCAACAGGAACGCTACGTGGCGGCTGCGGCATACCCGGCTGTGGCTGCATTCCGCCCTGCGGCTGCTGCTCATGGCCACGTCCAATCGCGATCACGATGTTGGTCTTGCCCTTGGTGCGGCCGCCGCTGGCACGGGCGGTGCGGCCACCAGTGGGGCGCGTGCCCTGCAGTTCGCCGTCGAGGGCTTCGCCGCCGCGCTTCAGCTTCAGCTTTTCATGCTTACCGCCATGTTCGGCATTTTCATGCTCGCGGAAAGCCTTCTTGATCAGTTTCTTTTCGCCTGCAACGGTGACATTGCCGCCGCGCTTGTTGCCGCTACGAACGGGCATCGGGCCAGCGTCGTCAACTTCTTCGGTGGGAACGTAACGCGGCTGGGGCTTCGGCGCAGCTTTTGGAGCCTGCTTCTGGTCATCGTCCCAAGACGATCCCGTAACGCCAAAGTTTTTTCCGCCCATATCGGCATTCACACCAGCGCCGCCTGCGGCTTTCTTGGTGCGACCACCACGCTTGAACGCGCCGATATGCTTTTCGCCTTCGCGCTTTTCGTTGGCTTCCTTCACATCGCGGTTGATCAGGCTGTCGGCAGTCAGTGCCTTGCCGCCTTCAGCGCGACGGGGACGCTTACCGGCATGCTTGACAGCATCCTTGCCCGTAACAGCGACGACCTTACCGCCTTTTTTGAACGCACGACGCGAAATCGGACGTGCGCCAGTCTTTACGCCTTCGCTCAGAACTTCTTCTGGACCGTAGTCAGAAGCGTCAACCTTACCCTCAACACCCTTGGTCAAGCGGTGGATCTTCGCACGCATAGAGCGGCGGGCCATCCGGGACATTTCCGACATTACAGTCTCCTTCCATACCGCCGTAGCGGCGAATGTAGAAGCATTAGCGGGTTTTTACTTGACATGCAAGTAACGGTTACTGGCCCTTAAACTGATTTTCGGACGGGTTTACCAATGGTGCAATCTCTTGTTCGTCGCCGGGATGGAGCAGGATGTCCTTGGCAAGTCCCAGCATCGCGATCCGTTCGCGGCTTTCGCGGTCCATGTCGCGGTTTTCGTCCTCAACCTGCCGTTCCTGATGCCGTAGACCCATCTCATTGCGCTTGGTTTCGGCGTTCATCAGATCAGCCCGAGCCGACGTCATCTGCGCCTGTGCCGCCTGCGGATCCAGACCTTCAGACTTGCGATCAAAGTACCCAGACTGGATCTTGGCCTGCGTTTCGGCAACCTTTGCCTGCGCATCCATCGTCTTGGCTTGCGCAATAGCCTTCTCATTGGCCATTTTGGCCTGCATCTGCATCATTTCAGGCGGCGGAGCCTGCTGCGACTGCGGCGGTGCCATAAACTGATCAGGATTCGACCAGCCCAATGCCGCCAATGCCGCCCGATCAATGGCAATCGGATCGTACATGGTCGGGTTCTGCGCCTGCAACTGCTTCAGTGCAGCGATTTTCATCATCCGCTGGCCATGCGATGCCGTATTGGGGTCGGCCTGCGGCACCAAATCGTAGTTACGCAGTGCAGTCAGGAACATCTGCTCGTCCCACTTGACCGTAGGCTTGAAGTTGCGTTGCCAGAAACTTTCTGGATGCTCCTCAAAGCACTCGCAAAGCAGCCGGAATTCCTCAGCCTGCGATGCATGCAGCCGCTTATGCACCGAGTCCAGCACCTTCGTGGCCTGCTCGATCATCGCCAACGTCGTTCCAACAGGTGCGTCAGCCTTGCCTTCGCCAACCTGCATCTCGGACGTGCCACCAATACGCATACCCGTCTGCGCAATGTCCGAAACCAGCGCCATCAGGGCCTGATTTGGTGGCTGATACGGCAAAGGCATAATGGCTTGACTAATAGGCATCCCGCCGGTCTTCACCAACGCCGCACCGCCCGGTGGCACGCGGAACATATTGGTGTTCTGCCGAGCGCCAGTGTCAGCCATCAGGAAGCCGGGGAAGTTTGAATACATCCCGGCATCCAGCAGTTCCCGCCAAGCTGCGGTAATAGCGTTCGTAGTGTTGCCAAGAATGTGCAGCAGACCAATGTCGTAGAATCCCATACCGGGCACAAAAGTATACTTGACAAAGTTGGACTTTGCGATGGGCAGATCATTGGTGCTTTCGTCAAAATTCCGCACAATGGACAGAATTTCTTTGGACGAAACATCGATCGTTACGCGATACGGAATCTCCAGCCCGGAGATCTTGCCCTTGTGCTTGTGCTCAAAGCCACGGATGTCCAGTTCGCAGTAGCACTCGTAGATTTCGCGGTCGCGGTCTTTTGCCGAACTGCTGCTATCCGAAATGCCTTGCTGTTCTTTCTCAGCCCGCTGATACGAATCCAGTTCCCGCTGCTTTGCCGACCCCAAGTCGATGTCTCGGTACACGCCCAAGATCTGCATACGCTTGACCGTAGACGGGCGCATGGTGATTCGGTGCGTAATCCGGCTTGCATTGGACAGATCGGTGGCCGAGTCATTGACGATCAGGTCGTCAGCATCAACCGTCTCCGAGACGGGCCGGTTCCGCAAGGGGCAATAGTAGACCTTCTTGAACGACGTCCCGCCGAACCCCAGCATCAGAAGCATACGGTCCGTGTCAGGATAGTATTCCGTCGCCGTCGATGTCAGATAGTGATTGAGGTCAGTTTCCAGCGCGTCTGCAATCTGGTCTTCCTGCAGGGTCGCGTTGTTGTCATCATTGCGGATCTTCACCGGCCCATCGGTCGGCAGCAGTTCAGAGCGCGCATTGGCTTGAAACCGCAGTACAGCCTCCAGCAGCAATGGATGTCGTACCCGCGACATGCCTTCCACTGGCGCTCCATCCGTCGCGCCCTGCAAACCGGGGATTTCAATCTTCAGCCCCAGCAGTTTCACACCCATTGCACGGGCTTCAATCCAATCCTTGCGGGACATGATGTCTTCTTCGATCCCGCTGATCAAATCACCGGAGATCCGCGACAGTTCATCTTGGGGGATTTCATCCACCAGATTGTCGAACCACCCGCCGTGATCGGTGCGTTCAGCCTTGTCCAGCGGATTGCCATCAAGCGAAATGGTGATCGAGCCATCGTCATGCTCAATCGAAATCGTATCGCCATTTCCATCCAGCACGGGCTTGTCGCCAGACTCGTCAGCGAAGTCGATATGAATCGGCTCATCATGGGCCACAGACTGCACTGGACCGGGCTGACGAATGTTCATGGGGGCAAGGCCCGGTGCAGTAGCCATTAGTCTTCCTTCATGTCGTACAGCGCTTCCATTTCTTCCATGAAAAGCTCCATACCTTTTTGGGCGGCGTTATCTTCTGACGTCGCTTTTACGGTATAAGTGCGCTCATGGTCAAATGGTTCCAGCCCGCCCCATACGCGGACTTCATACTGCATCCCGCCAAGATCATCAACGGTACAGGCTGTCAGGATTCGTGGGGTAAGCATCACTTCCTTTCCGCGCTCAATTTTTCTCGCAGGACATATCCTTCCAGCTTCCAAAGCTGGCGGATGGCATTTTCATAAGCAAACTTGTTGCCAAGATTGGCATCGTAGTTCGCTGCACTAGCCGGGGCACTCTCGCCCACTACATAAAAACCGTTTTCCATCTCAAGGACGCAGATTGTCAGCAGGTTGTGGCGGTAGTATGTTTCGCTGACGATCTTCGCCGTCATGCTTTCCAGCGTGACACGCGGTGCCGTCGCGTTGGCCGCGCTTTCTGCTTCAGAGATCATCAGGGAGTCGGTGCTGGTCATCTTTTTTCCTTTACACAGGGTACAAGGGCGTTTCTTGCTTGTTGGGGTACGTCTTCATGCCTTCAATTTCTTGGATGCGTTCGGCGGATCTGGTCAGCAGGCCAATATCTCGCAGGTGCCTGATCGACATAGACACAGTATCCACCAAGTCGTCATGGCGGCCCTTTGGAAACTGACCGACTTGCGTGATCACTTCTTCGGTCCACTTCTTGTCCGGGGCGTAGATCATCCCTTCCGAGAACAAGTGCTGCACCGAATACAGCCGCGCCATTTTGTCAAGACTTTTCGGATCCGACAACTGCACAGCAAACCCTTCATTGCCGTACAGCCTCCGCATTTCCTGCGCCACAGAGATCCCGCTGGCCTTGTTTTCAATCAGCAACTTGTCAACCTTCAGCGCCTTGCAGGTCTTGGCAACCTTCTCCACCAGATCATGGAACTCCAGCCGCTCGGTCCATGCGTGCATCATCATGACCTTCGGCGCTGACTCATTGTACGCCCGGTCAATATACTGCGGTCGCCCATCCGCCCCAATCGTCCTGTGCGCCACGGCACTCGCATCTGTAGTGAATATGCCCCAGATTGTCATCGCAGATGGGTCATTGCTGGTTTTGGACGTATATGCCGTATCCAACGATGCCACAATGTAGTCCATCGGCGGAAAGGTCGAGTCCGGCCACAACTTCCACCAATCGCGCTTGATGATCCCACCGCCTGCAGGCTCAGGACGCTGCTGCAACTGTCCAGCCGCCATGAACGGCCCCAATGCGCGCTCCAGCCGGGTTACTTCCTCATCGCCAAAACGATCAGGCCACAGCAAGTCACCCTCTTTCTCGCGTGGATCTTCCCAGCCAATACTGTTCTTGAACGCCCGATCAGCTTCATACCGCATTGGCAAACACAAGTGCGTCCAGCCAGCTGACTCTTTTTCCAGAATGTGCCCAGTCAAGTCATTCTCAGCCAATCTCTGCTGAATGACAATCATCGCCCCGGTCTTCTGATCGTTAAGACGGGTGGACATCGTGCCGTCCCACCACTCAATAGTCGATTCAATAGTTGCTTCAGAAAACGCTTCAGAGGCTGAGTTGGGGTCATCTACAATTATGCAGTTATGGGCAAGTACGCCATTAGCAAAGAAGTTGTGGCATTCTTCAACTTGAATGTCATAGACTTTGTTCTTTGGACCGCTATATCGCTCAATTGAGCAGATGACATCATTTTGCCATGATGATGCAGGCGATGACACGATTCGCACAGCATTATCAAATTTTCCGGCACGTTGTTCCTGCTGTTCTCGTCTATGTGATGCGCGTGCAAAATTGATTTCTTTCGATTTCCGCGCTGCACCTTCTCGTCCACCAAACCACACGCCTGACAAGCGAACTCGTCCCGCTCCAAAACAATCACTCGCATATCCCGGAACTGGTTGGAATACCGGCCTAGTTTGGAAAAATTGGAATTGTGCGCACCCTTCATGCGATCCGAATGATCCGCATCCGCACAAGACGGACTGCAATAGATTGTCCAACCAGCAAATTGCGCTTTGCAACGCGGGCATTCTTTTTTCTTGCGCTTGTCCCAACGTAATTTTTGATGGCACTCGTCCGAGCACACTTCGGAGTGCCTGTGCTTGCGCAGTTTTCCGCAAATTACACACGCTTTTGTGTTTTTTGTGGAATGGTGTTGTGAGCAACATTTTTTTGAGCAGTATGCGTCCCGGCTTCCTTGTTTTAAGGCTTTGCGTGCCTCGTAAAGATGCTTTTGCGTTTCTACCCCGCAGTTGTCGCATAGAAGGTTGACGATCATTTTCCGACCGTCTTTGAACAATAATCCCGTCTCCAATCCCCAATTCACAAGCTGGGACATATCCTGTCCCCTGCACGAAAATTGGATGGTCCCCAGTACACTCGACGGAAATTCCTGAAACCGTGCGTATTTCATAAAGGGTATCCGATTCAAGAAGGCGGGTTGCCAACACCCGTTTTTCTACCACCTTACCCCGTGAATGGTCAAACGATAATACTGTATCCCCTACAGAAACCTTGGAAATTGGTACGTCTCCAAACGGCGTGGACACGTTAATCCATCCGGGAAAACATGATCCGCCTTCACCAGTCACTGCCGCACCAACTGAAGTAATCAGTCGTTCGCCACCTTGGTCATTACTAAAGCGTGACTTAGTATTCTGATCCGAATTGATCTTGAATCTTTCTCCCCACAACTTCTGGTACCATGGAGACTCAATCAATCGACGGCATTTCACAGAGTCGCGCAACACCAACTGATTGGCATACGATGCGCAAAGAAACTGCACGCCCGGACCAGACGTCGGTGAGCGATGCTCTTGTGCCCATGTCCATGCGGGAAACGCCACAGATGTAATGGTTGAATTGTGCGTAGGGATGAGATTGCGGCCAATCAAATAAAGCCCATCTGGCGAATCTACTTGGATGCAATGGCCAAAAAGCCCTTGCGGTTCAAGCGTCACGGACTTGAGGCCAATTGCTCGCTTAGGGGCAAATCGTTTAATTTGCTTGCGTGGAAGGGCAGTAGGAATAGCCATTGTAGGCTGGAATGCTACTGTCCAGCATTCCTTTTTCCCTTGAATGCCTGACGTGCTCATCCGGGGCTGTGTGCTAGATACAACGGCGCGCCACCCAAAGCTACGCACAAGCTCCGCAACGCCATCAATAATTTTCTTATTCGCATTGGAAAAATGGCACCTGTTATTCTTATCGACGCAGCCATCAGTGTCAATCAAGCCAGCCAAAAGTTCAAGGCGTTGGCTTATGGTCCCCAAAAGATAGAGGTTTGGAATATGCTTGTCATTAAGCACGCCTGCCTCGCGCAAGCCGTTTTTGAGATTACTAGAAGCAAAGGACGTTGTGATTGCTCCAGTCCTTTTGTGTTCCCACGAGACACTGATGGAATACCCCAACGACACAATTTTGCTGATGCACTCAGTATCTCGCGGGCTGTGGGTAATGCACGCCTTCCCCGACGATCCATCCCCTAGCCACGCGCCCAAGACGTAAGGATGGACAGGCAATTCAGCGCCCTTGTCAGGCATCTGCAAAGGCTCAACTAGCGGAAGTTGGTGCAACGCCCTACCCCCACTAGATGC